AACTCTTCCAATTTTTTCACCAACCATTTTTGCAGGACTATAATTTTCTATAGCTTGCCCTGCTTCTCTTGCAAACATATCTTTTGGTGTTAATGAATATTCAGGTCCTATTGATGGTGCTATAATTACATTTGATTTTTTACTTCTTGAATATACAGGTCTACCTGCTTCTAAAGGTGTTAAATATGGAGCAACTGCTTCTCCTGCTTTTGTATACTCTAATATTATTTCCTCTGTTGATACTGGTGTTTCTTTTTTGAAAAATAATTCAGTTAAAAAATTTCTTTTTACTTCTACATTTTCTCTTATTTTTCTTATAGTTTTCGGTGTATATAATCCTAACATTTACATTCCTCCTATTTTACAAATATTCCTAATTTTCTAAGTTCAATTGTTAGCTCTTTTTCTTTGCTATTAAATTTAACAAATTCTTTTACAAGCCCTCCAGTTAAAATTACTGTAGCATCTCCAGGTTCTTCTATAGTTTCATAAGAAACTCCATAAACACTTGAATATGTTGTTCCATCATATTTTCCAAAGTTTTTTGCATTATCTAGTGCTATAACATCTCCAGCTTCAACTTTTGTTTTTAAAGTTTGATTTATAGTTTCAACTGGAAAATTCCCTTGAAATATTCTTATATCCTTTTCTGAGTAAATTTTATTTTTCATTTTTCCCTCCTATTTGTTTTCATCATTATATATATTTAATGCTGCTGCATATATTTCATTTTCTACTGAACTATCTCCTAAATCAGTATTAGAAGGTGGTATTTTATCTAATCCAGCATTTGAAATATCTGTTTTAGAAGTTTGAATTTCTTGATTTGCTTTATTTGCATTTGACATAAAGAATTCTGCCATGATATCTTTTGGATCTCTAGGTTCTTCAAACTTAGCCTTATTAATAGTTTCTTTTTGACTATCATTTAAAGTAGGTATTCCATCAAGAATTTGTATTCTTTCTCTTTCAGCTTTTATTGCAGCTTCTATCTTATTTATTTGATTTTCTCCGATTTCATTAATGATTTGATTTCTATAATCATTCATCAAATCTGGATATTCATTTAATAATTCTTTTACACTTTTTGGCATTGTTATTCCTCCTATATTTTTTATATTTTCAATCTCTTTTAATTTTTCTTTTAATAAATCTTGATTAATAAAGTTTTCAATATGTAACTCATTTGATATATTTTTAATATTTTCTAATGAATTATCATTTTCAACTATCTCATCAACAAATCCAGCTTCAAGTGCTTCAGTAGCACGATACCATTTTTCATTATTCATTTTTTCAGATATTTCTTCTCTACTTAATTTAGATTTGCTACAATAAATATCTAAAATAGCTTCTTTTACTGTGTCTAATAATTCTATTTGTTTCTTTAATTTTTCAACATTTCCATAAGCTGAACTTAGAGGATTATGTATCATGTATAGTGCTCCTGTCCCCATCACTACTTTTGAAGCACATAAAACTAAAAAACTTGCAGCACTTGCAGCTAATCCATCTATATATCCTGTAATTTCAACATTATTTGTTTTGGCATAATCTTTTAAGAGATTATAGATCGCACTTGCTTCAAAAACATCTCCACCAGGAGAATTAATTCTTAAATTTATATGAGAAACATTTTTTAATTTTTGTAATTCTTTTGCGAAATTAGCTGAACTAATTTCCCCATATTCTTCCCAAGCCCATTTTGTAATACTTCCATATATACGAATTTCAGCAGTATTTTCACTTAGATTTTTTATTTCAAAAAAATTATTTTTAAGATTTCTCTCCATTATCTTTCACCCCCTTGCGAATATTTTTTAATTCTCTTTCAAGGAGAGCTAATTCTTTTTCTTCTTCAGCTCTTTCCCTAAAGATTTCTTCAAAATCATATCCACTCGTAGCAGATATGATGCTTCTACTTGTTGTATAATTTTCTAATTCTTTTGAATTAGCATTTGCATCTTTTAATGGGTCTAATGATGATTTACCAGCACCAACCCAGATACAACGAGTAAAAGCATAACGAATAGATTCATCTTCAAAAAATCCAGGACAATCTATATCTCCATTTCTTATAAGTTCTAAAACAAACTCTTCATAGATAGGTTGACAAAAAGTCCTTTCTAAAATTTTTCTTGAAACTTGGAATCTTTGATGAGCTTCTTCTAATGAAGCTTTTGCTGCACTATAAGAATTTTTAAAACTTGACATTAAAACTTCTTTACTTATTTCTAAATTTGCACCAATTTCTTCGCATATTGCTTCAACAAAATCTTTAAAATGTTTATTTGGTCTATTAGTTGCAAACTCTTTTATTTTTTCTCCTGGTTTTCCTACAACCAGTGTTCCATGATCTAAACTTATTTTTTCTTCAGTCTTTTTTTTATTTTCAATGTTTCTTTCTTCATCTTCATCCATAGGCATTCCAAAACTTCCAGCAAAGCCTTCATCATCTGCACTATCGCTTTCTACTATAAGTCCTATCATTGCATTTATAACAGCCGCTGTAAGTTCTGAACTTTTATATCTTCCTAGTTGTTTTAATGAGAATATAATAGGTCCTAATATAGGAACTCCTCTTCTTTGCCCAATTCTTTCAGGTTCAAATATATGTAAAATATTTTTTCTACCTAAACTATTAAAAGCTGGATAAGATTTTATAGTATAATTCAAAGTATCTCCTGGATGAGAAGTTGCTATATAATAATTTTTTAATTCCCCATTTTCATCAAATTCAACTCCTGCTTTTGTTTGAAGATTTGCTCCAGGTGGATTTATAATTCTATCAGCTTCAAGTAATTGAACACATAACTCTATATCAACACCTTTTCTCTTTTTTCTCAGTGGAATTGCAAAAGCATCTCCATTCATTACCCAACTTAATTGAAGTAAAGATTGTAATCCATAAAAACTAAACATTCTACTTGCATCTGAATTTGCTGATAAAGCCCAGGCATTAAACTTATTTTTTATAATTCTTTCTAATTCCTTTGCCTTTTTTCTTTCCATTCCAAGATATGTATAATTTATTGTTGGCTTTGGTAATAATCCACTTCCAACTGTCTTAGTTCTCATTTTCTTTAAAGCTGCTCCAGCCAAATCGTTATTCATATACAAATTTCTTGATTTTGCTCTCAAATCTTCAAGACTATATAAAATATCTTCATCAGGACTATTTGATGTAACCTTCCAATTTTCTAAAACTGGATCATCTTTATTGGAATAACCTTGTTCTACTTTAGCTAGATTATATATTTTTCTATCTTTTAATCTATTAATCCCATTCTTAGGACTTATATAACCAATTACTTTATCTAAAAGATTCATATTTCCTCCTATCTTGGAATTATCTGAATTGTTCTAGGTCCTGAACTTCTTCTCTTTGCTTGTTGTAATCTGTCTTGCCAAATCTTTATATTTCTTGCGATTTCCATTGCATTAACTCTTGTTAGAACCCTTTTCCCAATCGTATAACTCTGTCCTTTCGTGACAGCTAAATCTGCTTCTAGCCAAGCATCTAAATGTTCTTGGCATTGTTCTACTGTAAAACTCATTTTCTATCTCCTTTTCTATTGTATTTTTTGTCGTGTAAATCTATTGGAATTAATTCAATTGCAGCTGTTGCATAGTTTCTTAAATCTAATGGTTCATTTCTTCTTCCATCAAGTATCTCCCAAGCTATTTTCATTCCTCTAGGAGTAGATTTTTTTACTTTTACTTCTGAAGTTAGCCCTTTAAAATAGTCTATTCCATATCCTTGTGTACTTGCTTTTGGAAAATGACATTTCCCTGTTCCTTGCAAAATAGAAAGTCTTGAATATATTAAATCTTTTAAAGCATTTACTCCTAAACTAAGTAAATTCACTGAAGGAGTTCCTTTTTTTGTTGTTTTCCTAAAACCATTTAAAATATTAACTCCCCAAGCTCCTTGCCCTTTAATTGCATAAATTCCTCTTTTTTCTTTTTTGTAAACATATTTATAAACACTTCCAGTATGGTGTCCGCCTGAATCTATAAGAGTTGCTGCTATTGTTAAGAATTTTCCATTTTTGTATTTGAATTTTTTTCTTAAAAAAGTATCTAATTGTTGCCATACTTCCTCTTTACCAGGATCTCCAGGAAAATCTCTATAAACAATTCCATAACTCTCATAGCCATAAGCCCAACCAACAACTTCAACTTCCAACCTGTTATCTTGAACGTCTACTCCTGCTGTCAATATAACAACATCATCATGTAGTTCAGCTCCATAATCTTCTCTTGTTTCATAAATCGCTTCGTAATCCATAGCACTATCAAGATTGACAGCAAATGTTTTTCCAAGTACTGTATTTACAAAAGTTTTATATTGGAAATCATCATCTTTAACACTTAAATATTCAGCTATGATATCTTTCCAACTTACCCAAGGTGAAGCTAAAGCATTGAGATGGAAACTTCTATTTTCTTTCTCATTTGGAAATTTAGCTATCCACTCTCCATTGGTTTGCCCATACTTTTTCCATTCACTTTCAATAGCACTCTCTCCACAAAACTTGCATTCAAACTCAGGTTCTACCAAGTCTTTATATTTAAGTTGCTCAAATTCTAGTGATTGATGTTTACCACAATACGGACATGGTAAACTCCATTCTTCTTGTGACCCAGCTAAATATAATAATTGTATTTTTGAAGTTGCATCATCTGTTGGAGTAGAAACCCTTATTTTTTTACTATCATAAAAATTGTTTGTTCTTCTCTCAGCTAGTTTTACTGGATCTCCTTCTTTCTTGGCTGATAAAGGAAATCTATCAACTTCATCTAACAATGTAATTTTTATTGGTCTACTTGCTAACCCAGAAGGTGAATTTGCTCCAACAAATCTTACATATCCCCCAGGAAACATTTTTTCTTGAACTGTTCCTGATTCTCTTTTATTAACTTTTTCTACTAAGACTTTAAGAATTTTTGTATCTCTCAACATAGGCTCTACTCTTTCTTTTGAGAATGACTTGGCATCATCAACAGTTGGTTGTACAAAAAGAATAGGACAAGGATCTAAGTGCATATATCTCCCTAAAATATTTAATAGCAATTCTGTTTTCCCTACTTGTGCTGAACTCATTATGGTTATTGACTTAGTTATGCTGTCAGTAACACAATCAAATATTGCTTTCATATATGGAGTTCTATCTGTTTCCCATCTTCCAGCTTCAGCTGAACTCTCTCTTGAAAGTACTCTGTACTTATCAGCCCATTCAGCAATAGTTAAATCTTCTGGAGGAGTTAAACTATCTTTTACAATATTCTCAATCAGATGTATTGTGTGTTTTCCCTGTATCATCTTCTTCAATTCCTTTTCTTTCTTCATACTTGTAATCAACCAATTCCTCTAAAACCTCATAAATAGCTTTTTTTAAAATTTCCTTTACTTCAAGTTGATTTTCTTTATTTAAAAGCTGAACTGAAATTTTACTTGGAAGAGCCATCAATTTAGATTTGAAGTTATAATTCATATTTGAAACTATTCTGATAACATCACTTTCATGATGATATTCTTTTTTTAGAATTTGTAATTTATATTCTTTCAATTCTTTTTCAGCTCTTTTTAACTCTGATACTTCATCTTGCCCTGAATTCTTTTCAACAAATATTTCTACCGCTTGGATAAAATTATATTTTCCAGGTGATACCCTAGCAGATTTAAAATATTCTCTAACTTTTCTTTCAGAAAATTGAAATATCTTAGCTAATTTACTTTCTGTGGCTAATATCTCCTGCACTTTTTCTCCTTTCGCGTATATAAAAATATTTTTGGCAAGCTTGAAAAAAAATCTAAATTTGATAAGTTTCGAGCCTCTTCGCCCCTCTAATCTTCTTTTTGTTTTACAGTACCTTATTCTAAAAGAACAAGTTGCTTTTCTTTTTCTTTCTTCTTTGCTTCTTCAAGCTTTAGCTCATCTGTTGCTTTGTATCCTAACATTGAATTTAGTTCTCTTGCTGCTGCCACTCCTGCTAGCAGTTGCTTATCCTTTCTTTTCTTCTTCGTTGTCGTTGTCCCTTCAGGTCCAACTTCTTCAATATATTCAACTATCTCAACTCCATTAATGGAATCATTTAAAATTTTGTTTAATCTATTTGCAATGCTTAACATTCCAAGTTCAGTGTCTTGAAATAAGATCTCTCTCAACTCAGCTATCTTGGTTGCAACCTTAGGACTCTTTTCTATGTTAGCTGCCTTAGTCTTGTCACTGTATCCAGCTTTTTCTTTTGCTTCTTCTTTACTAATTCCAGACATTCTACAAATAACATAATTAGTTTGTTTTTCTGTCAACCCCTCAAAGTTGCATATTTTTTTATTTTGTTTTTCAGATATTTCTTTTCTAATTTCTTTATACTCAGCAAGATATCTTTTTATCCATGAGATTATTGTATTCCTGTTATATTTTGTTTTTCTTTGTATCTCATCATATAGATCTTTTTTCTTTGTACTGAATTTAGTTGCTTCAAGCTTTATGTATAATTCTAAAACTATTAGTTGCTCTTCTTTGAAATTTTCAGACTTATTCATTTTTTATACCTCACATTACTGACTCATCTATAAATCCTCCTAATATTTATTATCTAAATCCTAAATTGTTTTAAATATTTGCATAACAAAAACAAACAATTGTATTTTCACTTTTAGGATTGAAATGCCTCACATTATTATCGCGCGAGGAAAGTATTAAAAACTATTGAAAACAAAAGGAAAAAATTTTTTGAAAGTGTGAAAATAGGAAGTTTTTTCTTCCTATTTTTTGCAAAAAAATGCCAAATGTTTTTTTGTGTCACATTTTATTTTGCAATTAAAAAGTATGATATTTACAAGGAATTGTTCGAGTCTCTCTATGTTCGAGAAAAAATCTCGCTGTGGAGATCCTCTTTGTTGCGAGTGAATTAAAATATTTTTTATCTTACTCCGATAAAAAACAATTTGTCTATAACATTTGTTGCTACTACTAGTAACAATATCGTCAATTATTTTATAATCAAATATCCATTCCAGATTATCTCTAACCAAAGAATCCAGGTCTTGGCATCTGAAATCTACAAATTTTTCTTTAAGGATTTCAACTGATTTTTCTACTTCTTCAATCATTATTTTCCCTAAAGCTTGTGATATAGTACTTTGAATGTAATTTTTTATATCTTCTATCTTTATAGAATTTACAGAATTGAATTCAAAATAATTTTTTATAATTTTTTTACTTAATCTGTGTTCAAGTCGAAAGATTGCTCCTTTGACTTTTTTTAAATTTTTTTTGTTATTCTCATGACCTTTTGAGTATAATCTAATTTTCCAACCTGATGTTGGTTGGAAAGTAAAGCCCGTTGTATAAAATTTGTTTTGATTTTTATCAAAATTATAATACTGGACTTTATCTAAATCATTATATCTTCTTGTAAGTGCCTTAAAAAAATAACTTATAATATTGTGAAATTTATAAAAATTTCCAACAAATTCTTGAGTTGTAAACTCAAAATATTCATATTTTATGTCGTTTATTGTTATTTCATAATCTATTAATTTATTTATTAATTTAACTAGATTATCTTCAACCGTAGTTTTTTTTAATTCATCAGATAAAGGATAAATATTATCTTCTGAAAAAAAACGTGGATAAGAAAAATCTATTTTAATCGTTGTTATTCTCTTTAGTTTTTTTTCTTCTAATTTAATGTAATTTATATTTCTTTTATCAATCTTATAATTATTTAAATAATTTGTAAGACTTTCCGAAAAAGAATGGGGAAACATAATTTTAATTCTTTCCCTCACATATAAGATATCAGTTTTAACATCAACAAAGACACAGGCTCTATCTAAACCATACATCTATAATTTCACTTTGGTATTTTTGTTGCAATGTGAACAATTTATTTCTAAATACTTTTCTTCAAAATAATAAGTAACTTGATTTCTACCAGCAACTTTTATTCTTTTTTCAGTATCGGAATATAAATAATTTCCACATTCACAATAACTATACCCAATTTCTTTATTATTTAAAGAGTATTTTTTGGACATTCGTACCACCTGCCTCTGATACTCTGATATGTTGTTATCTGATCTTCAGTATATTTCTCAGAAAGTTCTTTTAATTTTTTTTTAAAAGCTTTTTTATCATAAAAACAGTATTTCCCAATAATATTAGGACATTCTTTCCCATCCATAATTACAGTTCCATCTCTTATTTTTATGTAATATCTGTAAGGTTCGTAAATATTCATAAAAAACTCCTTTAAAAAATTAAATATATTACTTAAATTTATTAAACTATTTCATTTATAATATTAACCTATTTTTTTTAAAAGTCAAGAAATATTTTTTAATCACTTTATTTTACAAATAAAAAAAGAGAGTCTAATTACTCTCTTTTAAAGGTTTTTAGAATTAGTCATTATAATGTAGACCACACTGTGCTATTTTTATTCTTCCATTTTCAATCTTATAAACAATCCTGTTATAATCATCAATCCTTCTACTCCAATAGCCAGCAAGGTCATATTTTAAAGGCTCAGGTTTTCCTATTCCTTTGTATCCATGCCTTTCAATGTCTTTTAAGATTTTTTCTAATCTTTTAAAAAAATTCTTATCTTTTTTTACTTGTTCTAGGAATTCTTCCCAAGCCTCATCAGACCATTCTTTAATCATTTAAAACCTCCGTAATTTCATGTACGGTACCGCCTTTAGTTTCCAATTGTTCTATAGATCTTTTTAATCTTTCCATATTTTTTTCACTATAAAAGGGATCTGCATCAACTATAAATGGTAACCGTCTTTCTCTGACAAACTTTTTGGCAAAGATAGTAAATGCAGTGGTTACTGTCATGCCAATTTCACCACAAAGGATATCCAATTCATCTTTTAGATCTTTTTCAATTCTAAAATTAATATTGATTTTTTCCTTTTCGCCTAAATAACTATTTCCTTCTCTTGACATCCTCATAATCAATCCTCCTTATTATAAGGATATTATAATGTATTTTCATTACATTGTCAATATAATATATTTTAAAAATAAAAATAGAGATTCTGAAATCTCTATTTTACTATATTTATTAAAAAATAATTATTTTTTTTCTTGCTTTATTTCTAATAGTTCAATATATTCTCTTGCTTTTTCTTTATTTTCAGTAGATAAGTTTGATATATTAACAGTTTCTCTGTTATTTCTTGCTCTCTCGGAAATTTTTATTAGTTCTATAAAGTCATATATTTTTCTTTTTCCTTCTTCTGATATTTCTGAAATATTTGTAATGTCAGTTATAGATTCTGACTGAATGTTATATTTTTCAAATTTTTTGAGTAAAAAAGAAGGAAGGTTCATTTCTCTTTCTGATTTTAATAAATCTATGAAATCATCTTTTGGCAACATAGTTTCTAATTTTTCAAGCATCTGTTCAGAGAGTTTTTTTCTACCAACATCTATAGCAGACATAGTTACTGTAGATATTCCTAACTTTTCAGCCATCATTGCAGCAGTCATTCCTCTAGTTTTTCTAAATTCTTTTAAAATTTCACTAGTCTTTCTCATTCCTAACTCCTTTCTTTCAAATAAATAAAATACTTAATTAAATGGTTTATTTTATTAACTTAGTATAACACTAAAAAAAACACTTGACAACTTTAAAATTTGTATTATAGTATTAAGTAAATAGTTTAATAAATTTAATTTTTTAATTTAATGAATTTAATTTCTTTTAAAAAATTAATAGAATTAATTAAATTTACTAATATTTATTTTTAAGGGAGGACATACTATGGAGATTAATCTTATTAATTTTTTAGAAGAATTGGGTGCAAAAGGACTGTTTAAATCAAAAGTAGGGGAATTTGATGAAAAATTTAAAAGATTTGTAGATGGTCTAAAAATTTCTATTGAAGAAAAGCAGGAACTAGAAACTATTTTTAATGAAGCTATTGAAACTTCAAAAAATGAATTTTTAGAAATTGGCTTTCTCTATGGTAAGGAAAAATAAAAAAATATGGCTCNGTATATTTACGAGCCATTGATATAAGATTATCCACCATAAGAATGTTTACAAGGTTTATAACCTCTAGCTTCTGCTTCTTTTCTTTCAATAGGAATAATCTTTTTTGCTCTCACTAAACCTTTACAAGTTTTAGTGGCATGATACTTCTTTCCAGTAGGTGTTATGTACACAATCTCAGCAAAAGAAATTACTGTTAAAAGCAGAAAAAAAGTTACTATAAGTTTTTTCATAAAGTCTCCCCCTTTTTAAATAAATGTATTAATTTTTGAATTGTATAGTTCATAGATTTTTCCCACCCCTCACTTTTTAATTTATGGACTGTACTATTGAAAAATTAATAACAAAGGAGTGATTTAAATGGAAAATATTAAAAGAGAAGGATATGTCAAAATTACTATTGATTTAGCAGAAGTGGATACTAGAACTCTAATACAAGAATTATTAACTAGAAGAGAAGTAGAAGATATAGAGGTCATAAATTCTATGATTTATCAATATTTAAAAAATAGGCTTGATCCTAAAATTTTAAATAAAGCTACTCCCATTTTTTAAAACTTAATATTTTAGTATTGCTGATTTAGATAAGACAGAGTTATCGATTAAAAAATTAATAATAACTCTGTCTTCTAAAGGAATTATGTCAAATTCTTCACTTTCAAAATATTGCTTATTATTTGAAATATTTCTAAAAAAAGGTGAAAAAATAGTTATTTTATCTACAAAACCATTTTCTAAATTTAAATGAGATGGTTTATAAAAATAAATAGCCATTTCTCCAAGAAATGCTTCAATAAAAGGATTTTCTGAAAAATTTGCATTACAAGATATTAAGGTTTTATCTTTATTTACAAAATATTCATTAATAATATTAGCTTTTAGCTCAGCATTGCCTAGTGTTATATTTATTGATGTTTCACTGGAATTTACTAAATTAATAATACTTCTTAAATAAGTTGGTTTTTCTAAAATAAAATCAGAATATGTTACTAGACTTGTATTTAGTTCCATATAAATTTATCACTCCCTCATATGGAGTAGCTTTATCTTTTAAATTAAGGTTTTGGTTTTGGCTTTTTTTTTCCTTTATTAGCTTTATCAAGTTTTTCATTTTGTATTGTTAGGATATTGCCACTTTCAATACCAATAGTAAAGTTTAATTGCATATCATTAGATTTAACTTTTGCGTTTCCAGTAGTATTTTTTTTATTATTACTCATTTTTTTCCCTCCATATATTCTAAAGAAATATCCACTATTTTGAAATGTAAAACAATACTTTTGTATGAACTATAAACTTTAGTTTTGTTTGGTTTATACCAATCTACATCATACATAAATAAATGAATTATATCATCTTTGTATGTGTACATTTCTAATACTCCAACATAACGATTTCCATCTTTACATCGTATTGTTACATATTTAGTTAGATATTTTGAAAATTCATCTTTTTTATAAACTATATCAAGAAGATTTTTTTCTTCTTCAATAATATTTGAATCAAAAAAACTAAAAATTTTATCAATAATCTTTAATTTATTTAAAACTAAAATTAAAAAAACTATACGAACTGATTTAAAAATAGCACAAATAATGAAATCTTTTGTTACACCTTTATTTAAAATTTGTTTTGAATCTAGTAATTCTTTTATAAATTCAAAATTAGAGAGATAAGAAAAAATTGATAATATAATTGAATACAGCAATTTTTCTTTAAAGTCTAACTTTATTTTTGGAACAAATAAAAGAAGAAATATTGTCATACCTATTATCCCAGGTAAAAATAAAATAACTAATTTTATAAAAGAAATATCTAAGGTTTCAATCATAAACCTAGCCCCCTCAATAAAAAATAATTAATCTTTGAGTAGTATGGTTCATAAGCAACTTTCCCCA